AGGAGGAAGGACGGAGGTCCTTGATGGGCATCCCCTCGCGGGCGGCCATGCGCTTGTAGGTCTGCCACTGGCTCCGTGTGGCGAAGCCGTGTTGCGCGGCCCACAGGCGGTCAGGGCCATCGGGCGCCACGTCGCGCTGGTAGGCATACAGGGCCCTGTTGTCGCCCTGCAGCGTCTCTAGCTCGCCAGCGGTGGGGTGAGCGGCGTCGTCAGGGTAGGGCACGGCGATAAGGCGATGAAAACACTGCGGATGGAGTGGTATCTCGCGCGGGCATTCTGGAAAGCGCTGATACTCGGGGGAGGTGCTCCAGCGGTAGCGGAAAAACTTGCCCTCGAACGGCGCGCAGATGAAGCAGAGGGAACCCGTGGTGTTGACTTGGTAGACTTCGATCCCCGCCGCTTCGTGGGCCGATGAGCGCCCTTCGGCTTCCGCGCGCGCCATGCCGGTGCGGGCGGCCATCCGGCCCCACGCGTGGAGGCTCTGGCGTCCGATCTCGCGGCCGGTGCGATCGTACATCGGCACGGTGCCCACGCGGTCGATCTGTCCGGCCACCCACTGCATCCGCTGGGCGTCGATGGCGGCCTCGCGGAGGTTTCTGCCGACTTGCGCGGGCGCGGTGCGGTCCAAGAGGCCCTTGGTGATCTCGCCCGTCTGTAGGCGGCGGAGGTAGTCGTCCACTTGGCGGAGCACGGAGCCCTCGCCGGAGCCGATCGTCCCGAGGTAGACGCCACGCTGGCGGGCGATGTCCCGGGCGATGGCTTCAATGCTGGCCGGATTGAAACGGGCCTGCGCGACGCGGGACTCAGCGATCCCGAGGGAGATGAGCTCTGCCCCCGCTTCCTGCACGCCCTGTGCAGCGATGGCGGCGAGCGCTTCCCCGGTCTGCGCGTCGAGGGTCACGCCCAATCGGGTGAGCGCCTCCACGAGCTGCACCCGCACCACCAGCGACTTTTGCAGATTCCAATCCCCGGCCAGTTCATCGAGCGTGGCGAAGACCAGCCGTCCGCGGATCTCGCCATCCATCTGGAGGTAGATCTCGGCGAGCGCCTCTGCGACGGGATCAGGCGTTGGTCCAGCGAGGGGGGAGGGCATGGATTACGCTCCCGGGGTGAGGGCGAAATTGGTGGCGATGGCTTCGGCGCGGGCGTCGGCAGCGGCTGCAATCTTGGCGATCTCCTCGGCCAATTGGGCGGCGGTGAGCGATGGGTTGAGCCGGGCGATGGCGGAGTCGGTCGAGCGCAGCCCAGCGGAGACCTCGTTGATCGTGGTCTGCGACGTGATCTGCTGCTCCTCAAGCTCCTCGGGGATCGCGCTGGGCCAGAGGTAGCTGATGGCGCCCACGGGCTCCTCGGACTCCAGCCCATCCATGCGCTCCAGCTCCATCGCGGTGGTGTATGCCCACGTCAGGGCGGGCTCCAGCATCATGCGGCGGTCGGCGACGGAGGATTTGGGCTTGATGAGGGAGAGACGTCGGGCTTCGGCCGATTCGGCGGAGGCCACATCACCGGAGAGGGAGGGAGAGAGGGGAGTAATAAGGTATAATTCCTCACGCAACTTGTCGATCTGGACGGCGCTATCGGCGAGCGCGGCATCCCATGAGGTGGCGGTGATCTCCAACATTCGGACGCCATCCGGGGTGCTGTACTGTAAAAAGCATGAGTCGAGGTTGAGCGATCCGTCGGCGTTGGCGGCGCTGGGATCAACCGTGATGGAGGGGGTTGTTTTCAACCGCAGGGAAAACGAGCGGCGGGCTTGGGTGATGTTGTACTCATGCTGCCAGTCAATGCGCGACTGGGTGTAATCGCTATCGCCCCACCCATCGCCATCTAAGCCCGGGTTGGACACGATGGCGACCGGAAGTTTGGTGAGCCCCTCGTAGAGGTACTCGTCCGGTGGGGCATCGTCGCCATACACGGCGCTCAGCGGGATGCTGGCGGCGCCCACGGTGCCATCGGCGGAGTAGGGATGGGCGGTAGTCGTCTGCAGTACCCCGGGGATCACGCGGCCGCGCTCGTCAGTCAAATGGGCAAAGCGCTCGGCGACGGCGGCGTACTTGTTGTCGGCAATGCGCCGGGATCGCCAGCAGGTGATGGCGGTGGCGTGGGCCGGGTCATCGTCCTGTGCCTCCACCGTCAGCCATTCCCCGTCGCGTGAGCCCCAGAGCTGCAGGGTGGGCCGTCCGGTGCGGCGGTCGATGATCATCCGCCAGCCGCAGTGCCCGGCGTAGGAGCACACGGTGCTCGTCGCCTTGGCCAAGACCGGGATGCGGAGTTGCGTCGTCAAGCGGGAGAGCGCATCCTCTTGCGCGGGGGTGGCGCCATCCGCCACGATGGTGGGATAGCCACTCCACGTCAACTCGACAAGGGATTGGGTGAGAAAGTCCCCGAGGAGGTTGATGGGCCGGTAGGACACGGGGGATTGTCGGCCAGCGGCGTCCAGCATCACGATGGCGTGCTCGCCCGCGTGGATCTTGCGGTTGCGGGCGACGCGGGCGATACGCGCGGCAACGTCGGCGGTATGGGCGGGGTGGTTGGCCATGTCGGTGGGTCCTCGGGGTGGGAGCGGTTAGATCGAGCGGCCAAGCGTAATGACGCGGCCCGGGGCTTTGGAGGTATCGCGGGTGAAGCGGATCTGCCAGAGGAGCGCGCAGGCGTACACAATGGCGTCCACCCGGTCATCGCCCAAGCGCCCGCCGTCGCGCGTGAAGCTGCACAACTCGTCGAGGGTGGCGCCGTTCCATTGGGCGCGGAGGAATCGGCAGAGGCCTTGCTCAAGGCGGGGCACAACGCACTGTGCGCGTTCGTACTTCGAGAGGCCGCCGTGGGGAATAAGGACGGGGCGGCCCACTTGTTGGCTCTGGAGCCACGCCACGAGCATGCGCGCCTCTTTGGTGTCTTCGATCGCTATGCCGCGGAAGGCGCCCTTGTAGGCGGTGCGTGCGGCCCCTGCGGCGAGCTTCAGGCGGGATTGCGACTCGGTGGGGGCCCACTGCCCGCGCTGGAGATCTAATATATAGATGGCGCCCGTGGCGTCGCGTCCGGCAGTGACGATGACGGTGTGGTCGGCGCCTGCGTCTTCGCTGATCGCGGTATCCGCCACCACCCAGCACTCCACGATTTGCGGGGCCTCAGCGACGAGGTCAAACCACGAGCGGTCAAACACGTCGCCTTGTGCGGCCAGTAGTGTGCACAGGAGCTGGCTGCCAAAGTCGATCTCCCCCATCTCCATGCGCGCCTGTTGGAGCGAGGGCAGCGAAAAGCGTTCCGGCCAGAGCGGAGTGGCGCCCTCGGAAAAGTCCACCGCGCACTGCGGGAGCCCGTCGCGGGTCAAGGCGGAGTAGCGGTGCGTCGCGTAGATCGGGCGCTCGTCCACGCCGCGGAGCCCGGAGAGGTGATCGTAGATGTCACCCTGATAGTATGGCGTCCCTACCACCACGATGCGTCCGGTGCGCGGGGTGAGCATCCCGCGCACAATCGCGTCGTAGGTGCAGCGGAGTTCCTCGCGCAGGGCGGGGGTGCGGGAGTTGCGTCGTCCGACCACGTCGTCGAGGATGATCAGGTCAGCGCGTCCGCCCGGGGCGATGGAGTTGATCCCGGCGGCACGCCACGTGGGATGGGCACCGGGGATATCGAGCTTGAGTTGCGTCTCGGTGGACTTACTCAGCTTCGGCACCCCGGGGAAGATGGCCCGATAGGTGGGTGACTCCAACTGCTGGCGGATGCGTCTCGTGTGCAGCACCGCTTGGTCATCGTCCGTGGTCAGCAGCAGGATGCGGATGCCGGGATTGTGCCCGATGCACCACAGCGGGTAGATGCCGCTCAACCACTCACTCTTGGCATGTCCGCGGGGGGCGAGAAGCAGGAGCCGGTCGTACTGCAGGGCGAGGTCGAGCCACGAACGATGAAACTCAGTAGGCGCCATCGCCGCGTCGGTATCGGTGCGGGAGAGCAGCGGCCCCAGTTCGGCGGGGTGCGCGCGGGCATTCTCAACGAGCTGCCGGCGAATCGCCGCGCGCTCTGCGTCGGTGTGCGCGAAGCCAATAAGGCGCTGGAGATCGGAAAAGGTGTAATTGATTGACACTGCGGATATAGCGGTTATACTAAGAACGCACTGCCCTGTGGTGTCCTTCGCATTTTTTCCCGCAGGAAAAAAATGAAGAAAATCGATTGCGAAATGCTGCGCGCGTTCGCGATTGTGCTCGTGTTGACGGGCATCCTCGTGGTCGGCGGAGTCGTTGTCCTGCGTGACAACAGCGTGAGCGGGCGGGAAGTGTGGGGGACATTTGAGAAGGCGATGTTGTTCCTTCTCGCCTATGTGTTCGGGAAACGCGAACCCGTGAAATAGTCGATCAGTCCTGCCCCGTGGCACGGTCTGACAGCGCCCGTAAAATCGGGTCGATGTCGAGATCGATCGCCACGGGGTTGCCGTTTGGTCCTGAGACCTCCACGCGCTGTACGGAATCCAGCCCGAGGAGTTTGGCGCGGCGCTCCATGATCTTCATCAACTGCGCGGTCACCCGGGGATCATCACGGTTGGGCCACAGATCGGCATACAAGGCATCCAGATCGCGGAGTTGCTCGCCGATCCATTCGCTCGCGTCGCGCTTGGTGTCTTCCGCCATCTGTTTGCGCACGGCGTCGAGGTCCTTCGCCACCGTCTCGTGGGAGCATGGGTAGCCATCGGCGGTGAGGAGAGCGGCGAGTTCGCGGAGGCCCGCGGATTTGCGCCCCTCCCGCGTCAGGAGCTCCATGAGGCGCTCGCGGCGGGCGGTGATGGCGGTCTTGATGCTGGGCTTGTCCTGTTGTCGGCGCATATCGTCAGTCACTAAGTGTCAGGCGGTGGGCTGCTCGGGCTGCGGCGGATCGGTGGTGAGGGTCGTTGAGATCCACCCGTCTCGGTTGTAGCGCTCGTCGATCTCGCAGCGAATCGTCAGGGTATAGGTCACCGTCGCCGCGAGGGCTGCGCCGTCCGATGGGCGGTAGTCCACGTGCGGGCCAAATACCGCGCAGTCGGCGCGCTGGTGTAGACCCACAACGTCGTCGCCGGAGAAGTAAAATCGGATATCGATCGGTAGTCCGGTGGCTGCGGCGTGCTCCAGCGCGAACTGATCGACGGGTCGGCGAGTGTCGGTGGTGTAGTACGCCGAGACCGTGTAGGTGGTAGTGCCGTGGGCGATGGCGCGGGTGAGGGCGACGTGGTCCACGTCGTGCCACGAGGCACCTGCGAAGACTTGCAGGCGCATATCGCGGGCGAGTCGTTTATTGGGCATCGGTTGCCTCCATTGCCGCGCAGACCGGCAGGACGATCTCCAGCAGGATGTCGATCGTGCGGTTGCCGCGGGAATCAACACCATGCTCTTCGATGGCATGGCGGCCTATGGGGCGGCGGAGGTAGGCGCCACTCGGGCAGCCCTCCCTATACCATTGATCGGTCAACAGGTGTAAGGCCGCGCGATAGATTTGCGCGCGTTCACACGCCTCACGGGCCTCATCGGACGGCGGGTAGGCGCCCCCGAAGACGGTGGTGGGGGTGTAGTCCTCCTCAACAATCGGGAGGGAGGAAACGAGGGAGGCGGCGAGCGCGTCGGCAAAGGTGGTCATGGTGACTCCAACCCCGTTATACGTCACGGCGGCGGACGGTGGAGCGGGACATCTGCTGTCCCTATGCGCAAAAGGCCTGCCCGGCGTAGAGCGCGGTACCGTCGGTGATGGCGACTTGATCGAGGGCGGTGTGCCCGCTCTCCGGGTGGCGCCACAGGACGCTACACCCCTGCTGCCAGTCTGGCGTGCCCACGAGGTACTCGGGGTCCAGCGCGCAGAGGCAGCCGTTTTCGGCCCAGACGGTCGAGCCAGCCATGTCGGTGTGATGAATAACGCCTAAGCGGTGCGTGTGCCCGGAGATCCCGGAGACGCCTCGCTTATCGAGTTGCCCCTTGGCGGAGTACCCGGAGCGGGAGCGAATCACTTGGCCGTGCTCGATGATCATGCCGTGGTGGCGGTAGAGGGTGTGAGAGTCGATGTACTGCACGCGATAGGCGTCGAGGTGGAGCAGGGCGTGGACTTCCAAGGCGTCGAGGCCGTAGAGTTCACCCGCCTTAGTGAGGAGCGTCTTCGCGATGCGGTCCTCGTGGTTGCCCGCTAAGTAGATGATGTCGGTGGCGGACCCGGCGGCGATCCGCAAGTCGTGAATGATCTGGGTGGTGCGGCTTAGCTCGGCTTGCAAGGCCTTTCCCGTCGCGCGGGCCGGGTCTTTCGCGAAGCGCGAGCAGGCGTAGCAATCGAGGATATCACCGGCGAGAATGAGCGTGTGGGGGCGGAGCCAGCGGCAGAGTTGGAGCGCAACGGAGAGGGCAGCGGGGTCCTCGTAGGGCGCGTGGATATCTGAGAGGATGAGGGTGCGGGTGTAGCCGTCGGGGTGACGGATCGCCATCAGTCCTCCTCGCCTGCGCAGGCAAGCCAAAAATCGTAGGGGTCGGCGTCCTCGCCGGGGAGGTCATCTTCACGCCACTCCGCGGCCTGCAGGCGGTACGTCACGTCGTCGCGGTCCTCGTCGAGGGTGAGGTCTTCGGCGAGCGCGATGATCGTCTCGGCGCACTCGCGGCAGCGGAGCACAACGGAGTAGGCCAGCAGGTCGATGATCTCGTAGGAGGGGTGGATGCACATAGCGGGTGGGTGCGAGGAGAGGGGGTGGGGGCGGTGGGTCAGTCCGCCCCCGGATCAGGAGAACGTCATGGGGAACTCGTGGGTTACACTGCCCGGGTGCCTTAGTTTTCAGTGTAGTCGCTTCTATTAGGTTTGTCTAATCAATCCGAGAGGCGATGAAAAGAATTTGTTTCGTCGAACGAAAATATTTCTCCCGGCCCCGGATCGATCGCGTCAAGGTAGCGGTGTAGCCCGATAAGTCGCCCACGACGCACCGCGTCGTCCTTTGGCGGGGTGGATATCATCTTCTCGGGATCTTTGCGATAGTGGGAAAGCGAGAGGCGTTGCGTCAGCGCAGCGTGCGTCAGGCAGCACCGCGGGTCATCCACCCACTCTGCGAGTGTCTTGGTCTCGCCCCACGCAGTCACCCGGCGGTTGGTGCGCTTGTTGTTGGCCTGTTCCTTGTCGGTGGCCCAACGGCAGTTCTGTGGGGTGTAATCCCCATCGTTGTCAATGCGGTCAATGGAGAGCGCGTCGTCGTAGCCATGCTCGATGGCCCAGCGGTCAAAGGCGTCAAAGTCATCGCGCCACTCAGCGCAGATGGAGATACCGCGTCCGCCGTAGTTGTCATAAGCGGCATTGTTTGGGTTAAGGCAGCGGTCACGCATTCCGCGCCAGATAGCCTTGACGCGTGCACGTCCGGTAAGTGGTGAAGAGGGCATGGTGAGGAGGGACTTGGCGCGGTGGAGTTGGTGGGGGTGCGCTTCCGTCGCTAAGTATTTTCTCACTCACCGAAACGATCGTGCAAATCGTTTTCCTCGTCCACATCGACTTTCTTCGTTTCCTCCGCGGAAATCGTTACGTCGCGCTGCCGTCGCGTATGCCGTAACGCCCCACATTTTTGTAACAAAATCTACTCAGTTTTCCTTTCAATTCACCAACTCACATGAAGCGTTGTGCTCAACGTGGTGTGTGTGCTGCCGATGGGGAGTCCGTAAGAGTGGCCGGATAATGCTACTTTTGCGCGTGTCCCGATCGTGCAGATTCCCCCCAACCGAGATTCCGAGGAGTGTAACAGTGACTAGGCGTTGCAACCGGTTGCATTTCATCGATTTTCCCACTGATGGGAGAATGTGCCACTGCCGGGGGTTTCGTGGCGTGGCGGGCACGACAGGTGGCAAAAATGGGGCATTACCGGCTGTGGCGGGTGAACGATTCTTCGCCGGTGTCCATGAGGGGGCGTCGTCGTGCTTGTTCGGCGTCGTCGCGCTTGGCGATGTAGTCGGCGTACTGGGCATCAAATTTCTCCCGTTCTGCGGCGCGACGGACTTGATCGGCGGCGATCTCCTCTGGGGTCATAGCGGCACGCTTGGCTTCGGTAGCGGCCTCCGCGTCGATAATGCGCTGCTTGGTAGCGGCGGCTTCGGCCGTGGGGAATGTGAGCACGCCGCCATTCGGCAGGGTGGCCGTGTAGGTCTTCGTCGGGGCATTGGCGGCGAGTTGTTCCGCTGCCTTGTCCGCGATGGCGGCGACGTAGCAGAGCGGGCAGCCTGCGCGTTTGATGCCGTCGCTGTTGTCTTTGATCTTGGCGTATTCGGCCAACCACCGGGTCAACGTGGTGTTGTGGCGGGCACAGGCGTTGGAGAGGGCGGAAAGCGCAGACTCGGATTTCTCGGCAAATCGCAGGGCGTATTTCGCGTTAGCGGGGGACACCCCCAGATCTTTTTTGATCCAGCACGACACCGCGTAGGAGTTGGGGTACCGATCTTTGATGGATTGGGCTACTGATGCCTGACTCGGGCTCGCGGTGATCGTTGGCGTCGCAACTTCCGCCACCGGCTCGTCCTCGTCGTCGTCGTTCAAACAATCTCCAACCACGGCGGCGCGATCACCAATCGGATTCGCGTCACCGTCACCAGTATCCGGTACGGTATACGTAGTAGTAGTGTGTATATAGTTATTGGGTCTAGTTACGTGTCGATTTTCGACACACCCTGTAGCGAATTCCGACACACCAAGGTGGGTAGGTGTAGCGAATTCCGACACACATACTGTATCGATTTTCGACACAGTAGCGAATTTCGACACACCTACTGTAGCGAATTCCGACACACCTCGCGGATCATGTGTGTCGAAATTCGACACAGTAGCGAATTCCGACACACCCTCTACTTCGCGTAGTGTATCGAATTCCGACACACCCGGCTCTTCGACTGTGTCGGAATTCGATACACTGGAGGGTTGGGGAGAGAGGATGAGATAGCGGTTGACGGGGCGCTTCGCGCGCTTACCCTGCTCGGACGCCACTACGCGGAGCAGACCGGCCCCCACCAGACGGTCAACCGCGGATTGGACCGTAGAGGTGGAGAGGTGCATTTCGGCGGCGATTGTGCGGACGGACGGGAAGCACATTCCGCGCGAGTCTGCGTGGGCGAGCAGGCATAGGTATACCTGCGTGGCAGACCCGCCAACCTTACCTGCGTGCTTGAGGATAAATTCGTGCGAAACCTTCGCGTAAGCGGTTCGAGTGGGTGTTGTCTCCTGTTCCATGACCATTCTCCTTGGCCGGTACAAGGCCCCGGCCCGGGCATTTATGTGACCCGATTGTGCTAGTCGGCGTAGACGGTGCTGTTGACTGCGTCGAGTTCTTCGCGGTTGAAGAGGTAGGCGCCGATGTGGCGGACTCGGCGTCGCGGGTGCAGCAGGCCTTTGACGATGTACCGCGCGAGGGTGCGGGAGTGGACGCCGAGGTAGGCGGAGGCTTCCTTAGTGGTGAGCCAATTTTCCGGGTCGGTGATGATCTCGTGGTTCATAGTGTTCTCCCCGAGCACAAGGCCCTCGGTGGCACTCCAGCCCTCGGTAGGCATATCGTCGAAATTTCGGTAGTGATGGGGGCGCAGGCTCGCGTAGGCGTCGTCGCGCGGAGCAATGCTCTCGTCGCTGAAGCACTTGAACTGTTGTTCGCTTGGTGATAACATATAGACAGCCGCCTTCGTATTCTTACGCCACCATTATACACGTTTCGCGAATTCATGTCTTGCTTTGAACCGGTTATACTAGGCTATTTGCAATTCTGGGGGAAACT